ACCATCACCAGTTTAACCCCTATGGCTCAAAAGGCCGGTAAGTACACGCCACCTGCGGGCGAAATGCAGCGCTCCAGTAACACCATCTGGATGCCAGTTGAGCAGGAGTCACCAACGCAGGAAGGTTGGGACCTGACAGGTCAGTCAACCGGAATTCTGGAGCTTAACGTTCCGGTAAGTCTGGGTGAGCCTGACAACGACTTCTTCCAGCTCCGCGATGACGATCTGCGTGACGAAACCGCATATCGTCGCCGCATCAACGCAGCTGCGAAGAAACTGGCGAGCAACTGCGAAGTAAAAATCGCCAATTTGGCAGCAGAGATGGGTTCATTGGTTGTTACCAGTGATGACCAGATCGGTACAACCGCTGGTTCCGGGTGGGACTTCGTGGCTGATGCAGAAGAAATCATGTTCTCACGTGAACTTAACCGTGATTCCGGCCTGTCTTACTTCTTCAACCCGAAGGACTACAAGGCAGCTGGTCACGATTTGATTAACCGAGACATGTTCGGGCGCATCCCGGAAGATGCCTATAAAAACGGCACAATCCAGCGGCAGGTCGCTGGATTCGATGACGTTATGCGCTCTCCGAAGCTTCCTGTGCTGGCTGCCTCAACGGCTACCGGGCTGACCGTTAACGGTGCGCAGAAGTTCCAGCCTGTAGCATGGGATCTGGATGCCGATGGTAACAAGCGCAACGTTGATAACCGCCTTGCTACAGTAACCCTGTCTGCGACTACCGGCCTGAAACGCGGTGACAAAATCAGTTTCACCGGCGTTAAGTTCCTGTCTCAGATGGCAAAGAATGTGTTGACCAACGATGCAACATTCTCTGTTGTTCGCGTCGTCGACGGGACGCACATTGAAATCACGCCTAAACCAATCGCACTGGATGATACGGCCCTGTCACCAGAGCAGCGTGCGTATGCCAACGTGAATACCTCACTGGCTAACAGCATGGCGGTTAACGTCATCAACACCACCACTACGCGTACCAACGTGTTCTGGGCTGATGACTCTATCCGCATCGTGAGTCAGCCAATCCCGGCCAACCATGAGCTTTTTGCTGGCATGAAAACCAAGTCCTTCACGATCCCAGAAGTGGGCCTGAACGGTATCTTTGCTACACAGGGCGATATCAGCACCCTGTCCGGCCTGTGCCGTATCGCGGTTTGGTATGGAGTCAACGCCACCCGTCCAGAGTCAATTGGCGTGGGTCTGGCAGACCAGGCGTAATTAAGAGGGGCTTCGGCCCCTTTCTTCTTTGGAGAAAAGCAATGTCTAACATGGTCTATCGCCACGGTGACAGCAATAAATGGAAAGGTATCGGTTACGACTTTGAAATCGTAAGCGATGACGATCTGCAGGAATATCTGGATGCTGGATGGTTTGCACATCCTGATGACCTTCTGGAAAATGATGAAGAGCCAGAGAAGAAAGAACGCAAAAAGCCGGGTCCAAAACCTAAGGCGGCATCAGATGAATCTCACTACTAAAGGCGATCTCGTTCTCGCGGCGTTACGTAAGTTTGGCGTCGCCTCAAATGCCACACTAACCGATGTCGAACCTCAGTCAATAGAAGATGGGGTTAATGACCTTGAAATGATGATGGCTGAGTGGTTTGAAGGTAGCAATGATACCCCAGGTATTGATGCAGGTTACATCTTCTCTGCTGATGATGTTGCTCCACACCCAGGCGACGCCCACGGGCTCACTACCGGTAAGCTCAGTGCAGTATTCCATAATCTCGCACTGAGGATAGCACCTGATTACGCGGTTGAACCCACAGCAAAAATCATCACCACTGCGAAATATGGCAAAGAGCGACTAATTAAACAGTCAGCTATGTCACGCGCAAGCAGCGCTAAATGTAAGTCCGGTTATCCAAACCGCATGCCAGTAGGTAGCGGTAACAGGCTTGCTACCTATAACGGCTGGAACTTCTACCGGCGCAAGGATCCATGTGATAACGGGAGCGAATAATGCCAGTTCAACAGCTTCCCTTGATGAAGGGCGCAGGCAAAGACTTTGCCAATGCCGATTACGTTGATTTCCTGCCGGTGAACATGCTGGCAACGCCGAAAGAAGTGCTAAGCAGCAATGGTTATCTTCGCTCATTCCCGGGAATAATCCGCCGTGGTGCGGTTGCTGGGTTATCGCGTGGCTCCATCTACAACACTTCTCAGAATATGGCCTACAGAGTCCTGGGTGGTCGTCTTTATGGTGGCACTGTTGATATTGCCGATGTTCCTGGCTCAGGACGTGTGAGCATGGCATGCAGTTACATAAGCCAGGCTGTTGTCTATAACGGAACTATGGGAATGTACCGCTATGACGGGACTATCAAAAAGTTAGAAAACTGGCCTATATCATCGGGATACGTACAGTATGACATCGGTTCGGTTAGAGACATTTGTCGAGTAAGGGGGCGATACGCATGGGCGAAAGATGGCACCGATACCTTCGGAGTTACCGATCTGGAAGATGAGTCGCATCCAGACCGATATCGTGCGCTATACAGGGCAGAAAGTCAGCCTGATGGGATTATGGGTATAGACAACTGGCGAGACTTCGTCGTTTGCTTTGGCACGTCTACCACCGAATATTTTTCTCTTACGGGGGCAACGGATGCGCAGTCAGCAATTTATGTATCTCAACCTTCAATGATGGTGCAGAAGGGGATTGCAGGGACCTACTGCAAAGTTAAGTATACCGATGCTCATGCGATCATCTCACACCCAGCAACGGGTACTCCTTCTGTGTACATCATCAATTCTGGACAGTATACGCAAATAGCCACAGCAACGATTGAGAAGATACTCATCAGTTACTCGACGGACGAACTTTCAAAGGCCTTCATGGAGACTGTGCGCTTCAACGCCCACGAACTGCTTTTAATCCATCTTCCAAAGCACGTCCTTGTCTATGACGGTTCAGCAAGTCAGTCTGGACCTCAGTGGTCTCTGCTTTGCTCCGGGTTGGGTGCTGAACCTCATCGAGGCACTGATTATCTATGTGAAGGGAACATAATCATTTGCGGAGACAAAAAAGAAGCCACTACAGGGCAGCTTAGAGAGTCTTCAACTGAACAGTATGGTGATCAGCAGGAGCACATCCTATATACGCCATTGTTCAAAGCGGACAATTCGAGGGTATTCGATTTCGAGCTGGAATCAAGTTCAGGTGTCACGCAAATTGCTGACCGAATGTTTATTTCCGCAACTACTGATGGAATTAATTATGGGCGAGAACAAATCATCCCATGGAGCGCTCCATTTAAATATGACAGCCGTGTGATATGGAAACGAATTGGCCGGATAAGAAAGAACATCGGCTTCAAAGTAAGGGTCGTTACAAAATCACCAGTAACATTATCTGGATGCCAGATAAGGATTGAATAATGGCAGATTCCAGCCTTAAGGATCCGGTAGTAATCCAGGCCACAAGGCTGGATTCATCCATCCTCCCAAGAAACATATTCAGCCAGTCATATCTCCTCTATGTCATCAGCCAAGGGTCCGATCTTGGCCTGGTGGCAAGCAAGGCTAACGAAGCCGGCAATGGTGCTTATGACGCTCAGGTCACAAACGATTTGCAGGATATCAAAATCACTGCAAACACCAATGCCATCGCGTTGATAGATGTGAGACTGACAACAGCCGAAGGGAAGATAATCACACTTCGTAGTGATGTGGATTTCCTTCTTGATGAGGTAGTGGATATCGAGGCGCAGGTAAGCGCTATAGCCGCTGACTATGTCTCTAAAACGACAGCAAGCCCTCAATCTCTTGCTTCCACGCTGGGGATAGCTACGCAATTATCTGTAAATGGTACGAAGGTTGTTGGCACCCGGGTAACAGGCTGGACAGCCACTACCGGCACCGCCTTGTTCGGAGCATTCAATGCTAACCAGGCTTATACAGTAAGCGCAACATATACGCAGGCAGAGGTTCAGGCGATTGCAACCGGGCTAGATCAGGCAAGAAAGCGGATTAAAGCTCTGGAGGACTCTATGCGTGGGCATGGGTTGATCAACTAATGAAAATAAAGCTCATTGATAACCCCGTGAAGCTTGCAGAATTTCTCAACAATCCAGAAAACACAGGAAACATCGTAGACAGAGGAGACAAATACCTCATCAAACCTGACGCGGTATATCTCGGCATCTACGAAGGCGTCATGCTGACCGGCGTACATGAAGTGCGTAACTTCTGGCATAGCATAGTTGAGTGTCATGCAATCTATTCGCCTGGATTCCGTGGTGAATACGCACTGCAAGGCCACCGGTTATTCTGCAAATGGCTTCTCGAAAACTCCACATTTCTGAACAGCGTCACGATGGTCCCTGACACAACTAAATATGGACGAGCGATTATAAGATTGCTTGGAGCAACGCGTGTTGGTCACCTTGATGAGGCATATTTAAGTAATGGTCAACCAATTGGCGTGACGCTTTACCAGCTAAAGCGAACGCAATATGAGGAATTAACACGATGATGTTTTCAGGAATGCAGCCAGAACGGCGAGAAATGATGCTTAGCGGGTATCAAAATGGGTTACACAAAGGAGGGGGGGGGAGTACAGATACGGGAGCTAAGGAAGCCACAGCATTACAGAAAGAAATGTGGCAAACCACAATGCAAAACCTTGCTCCTTTCACGCCACTTGCTCAGGAGTATGTTAGCCAATTACAGGGACTTTCAACATTGCAGGGGCAGGGGCAGGCGCTTAATCAATATTACAACTCGGATCAGTATAAGCAGCTAGCTGACCAGGCTCGATATCAATCTCTTGGCGCTGCGGAGGCCACTGGCGGTCTGGGGTCTACTGCGACCAGTAATCAACTGGCAAGCATTGCGCCAACTCTTGGTCAGAATTGGCTGGCTGGGCAGATGAATAATTATCAAAACTTGGCAAACATTGGCCTTGGTGCACTCCAAGGGCAGACCAATGCGGGTCAATCGTATGCTAATAACGCAGGGCAAATTGCCCAACAGCAAGCAGCCTTAAGCTCAGCGAATGGAAACCAACCGTCTAAGGTTGGCGGATTCCTTGCAGGGGCAGGGGCTGGAGCGGCGGCAGGATCAGTGGCCGGTCCTTGGGGGGCGGCTATTGGTGGAGCTATTGGTGGTATCAGCTCATTATTCTGAGGATAGAAAATGGCAACCTGGAATCAGAGTATCAACTCAGGCGGGTTATTGGCGGGAATAGGTCAAAACAACGCGAATGCACCTCAAGCAAGCGATGTTAATGCACAAATAGCGTTAATCAGGGACAACAATGACAGGCAGCGCAGGGGGGAAAACAATCCAGGATTGCAACTCCTTAACGCAGCGGGTGGTATTTACGGAAGCTATAAACAGGGACAGGAGCAAGAAAGACAGCAGGAATTCCAGCAGAAGTACGCACAAGCCTTCTCAGCTGGAGACAGGGATGCGATGAGAAATTTAGCAACTCAATATCCAGACCAGATTGAGTCTGTTCGTAAAGGTATGGGATTTATCAATGATGACCAGCGAAACACTGTTGGCAACCTTGCGGCGTCGGCTCGGCTAGCTTCTTCGTCTCCTGATGCTATGGGAGCATGGCTACAGAACAATTCGGCGGAGCTTCAACGAGTAGGCCTGAACCCGTCAGACGTCGCACAAACATATCAGCAGAATCCGCAACAGTTCGGAGAATTTGTCGATCACCTTGGCATGGCCGCTTTGGGCCCGGTTGATTACTTCAATGCCCAGGACAAGATTGTCGGTCAGGCTCTGAATCGAGACAAGTTGACAGAAACAATCCGCAGCAATCAGGCAGGGGAAGCACTGCAATCCAGGGGCCAGGATATTACGGTTCGCGGGCAGAATATCAGCGCACAGAACTCTGCTCTATCTCGAGAAATCCAGCGCGCAGAACTGCAGGATAAGGTGCTTGATCGGCAGATCGCCAGAGAGTCCAACCAGGTAAAGCTTGATGAGCTGAAACAGAAGCAGGTTGATGTGCGCCAGAAGGCCGATGTAGCCCGCGCTGATCGTCAGGCCGCCGCCCAGGGCGCGGTAGATACATTCAGTACGGCACTAGATTCCTTGGGAGAGCTTGAGAAAAGCCCGGGTCTGACTAAAGCGGTTGGCGTTAGGTCTGCATTCCCAACAATTCCAGGGTCTGATGCTGCTAACTTTGAAGCTAGGCTCGATACGTTCAAGGCGCAAACATTCCTTCCCATGGTGTCCAGTCTTAAAGGAATGGGCGCCCTGTCTGACGCAGAAGGTAAGAAGTTGTCTGATGCGGTAGGTGCTCTTAGTCCAAAGATGAGTGAAGACGCATTCAGGTCTTCGATTGGGAAGATTCGCACACAGCTCGAAGGCAAGCTGGGAAGCGTTAAGAAGCAATTCGATTATCAGGAGCCCGCGGCACAACCTCAGGCGCAATCACAATCCCAGCAACCACCACAGCAAAGCACCGGTTTCTCTTCACTATGGGGTGACTAATGGCTAAGGCATGGAAAGACGTTATTGCATCTCAGCAGTATCAGGCATTAGCACCAGAGCAGAAGGCGCAGGCGCAGGCGCAGTATTTTGATGAAGTCGTGGCCCCGCAGGTTGGTGATAATTGGGCACAGGCTCGTGATCAGTTCTATGCGTCATACCCAGTCCAGCAACCACAGCAGCAGAGCGCCGAACCACAGCCAGATACCTCACAACAGCAGCATGGTGGATTCATGTCAGACCTTGGCGATGCAGCCAAGGAAACCGGACGTGGACTGCTTCAGGCTGGCGTTAATGTTGCCAACATCCCGGCCTCTATAGCAGATGCTGTAACCAGTGCTGGGGCATGGGCAGGTAAGCAGTTAGGATTAGGCGATGGGACATATCAGCCAGCCCCGAGAGTTACAACTGAAGGCCTGGCGCAGGACTTTGGAATGCAACCAGGAGCCCTTACTCCGAAAACCACAGGAGGTAAGGTTCTGGCTGAGGCGCTGCCGTACCTTACACCTGTTGGCGCTGAGAGATTGGCCACGCAAGCCCCATCTTTGGCTGGACGCGTGGCGCAGGGGGCATCGCGCTTACTGGCTGAGAATGCGGTCGGCTCCTCTGCAGCAAATAGCGCCCAGGACAATCCTGAATCGCTCGCAACAGACCTTGGCACCGGCGTTGCGCTTGGCGGTGCTATTAACCAGGTTGGCCGCGCTGCAGGGGCTGCGTATCGAGGAATTCGTGGTTCGATATCTCCTGAGGCACAACAGGCCATTCAGTTCGCTAACTCCGCAGATGTTCCTCTGCACACCACCGATGTGCTGCAGCCAAACTCTCGCGTGGGCCGTATGGCTCAGACCACCGCAGAGAACATCCCGTTTGTCGGAACAAGCTCAATGCGTGCAGGTCAGCAGGAATCGCGCAGTCAACTGGTAAACGAATATGCTTCCAGATTTGGTGAGTACGATCCGTCTATTGTGATTGGCAGCCTGAAGGCGAAAACCGCCGGAATTAAACAGGCGGCAGGTAATCGCCTGGAGCAGGTGCAGAACGCAATGACTGGCGTCAATATCCAGCCGTCTCGCGCTATCCAGCAGATAGATACAGAAATCAGTAATCTTCAGCGCCTTGGTAAAGTAGCTGACAACGAGACGATAGGGAAACTTCAGGCGTACAAGGATGAACTGACGCGTAATGCCGGTGCAAGCGGCCCAATGGCAATGGATCTGCAGCAGTTGAGCGGCCTTCGCAGCCAGTTCAGACAGGATGTGAAGGGTGAGCGAGTGGTAATGCCTAACAGGTCAGATGCAGCCGTTCAGCGCGTCTACAAAGCAATGACTGGCGACATTGACAGCGCCATTGGAAAGAACCTCGGAGATGACTCACTGCGCCGCTACAAGCAGGCCAATTCAATTTACGCCGATGAGGCCAACAAACTGCAAAACACCCGCCTGAAGAACGTGATCATGAAAGGTGACTTAACACCGGAAGTGGTCAATAACATGCTGTTCAGCAAGAACAAGTCTGAGGTGCAAAACCTGTATAGATCTGTTGGTCAGACTGGCCGCGCGCAGATGCGCAACGGTATCATCGGCAAAGCGATGGAGAAATCAGGCGGATCACCTGACCAGTTCCTGCGACAGGTAAACATGATGTCCAACCAGACCGGCATCACCTTCAAGGGTCGTGATGCTGCATACCTGAAAGGGTTGAAGAACTATCTGGAGTCAACGAAGCGAGCTGGTCAGGCGGGAGTAACGACACCGACCGGGCAACAGGCAGTTCCATTCATTATGGGTATAGGCTCTGTCACCAACCCGGCACTTATTGGCGTTGGTGGTGGGTATGGGTTGCTGGCGAGAATGTATGAGAGCGAAGCTGCAAGAAACGCAATGCTACGTCTGGCAAACATGCCAAGGGGAACTACGGGGTTTGAAAAAGCGCTATTAGCCGCTGAACGAGCAGTTAACTCAATAGCTCAGGGTTCTAAATCTGAGGCATTAAGCGAATAAAAGCTTACCCATTACAAGGCCGAATATTAAGAAAGCAAAGTTCAATAAATCTCGCTCCATAAAACCTCCACTCTTTTAACCAATTATAACCGACCATGACGCAAAGTTGCGCAACATTTGTTGTGCGGCTTAACTGCGCCCGGAGCACAGTAAATGTCAGATATCACCGCCAATATTGTTGTCAGCATGCCAAGCCAGTTATTCACATTGGCAAGGTCATTTAAGGCTGCGTCTAACGGTAAAATTTATATTGGGAAGATTGATACAGACCCCACCATCCCGAGTAACCAAATTCAGGTTTATCTGGAAAACGAGGACGGCAGTCACGTGCCTGTGTCTCAGCCAATAAATATCAATATGGGTGGCTATCCGGTATATAACGGGCAGGTCTCCAAGTTCGTTACAGAGCAGGGTCACTCGATGGCCGTGTATGATGGAAGCAATCCCCCAGTGCAACAGTTCTACTATCCAAACGTGCTGAAATACGATCCTGACCAGGCATATGCACGGGTTGAATACGATATTAAGCGAACGGGTGCGATTGAAAATGGCATTCAGGCGGCTATAGACGCCTCAGTCGCTGGTCAGACCGTCCTGACTATCAATGAAGATGAAACTGTAGCATCTCTGAGTAACGAATATGGCGTGTCAATTGATGCCAGGCGTGGGCAGGTGTTCAATACTGCTGGAGTTCAGTTATCAACATACACAAACCCCAGAAGCAAGTTTGTAACCGGGCAGGAATACCTTAATTACGTCACGAACAAAATGATTGTTGCAGATGGCGTAACTGCAGCGCAAAAAACCTACATTTTGTGGTCTGGTGATTCAACGATCGTTGGTGTGAACTCAGTGGCGTGGCCACCTGATGTGATTGGTGATTTTTATGCCAAACGCTATGGGATTATTGACGTCAAAAATACGGCATTAGGACACTCAGGCAAGACGCTTTATGAGTGGGGATTCTTCTATATCGATTCGGAATGGGCTCAACACGCATCCGCTGATTTGATTGTTCTCCGATGGGGAATTAATGACCCCTTTTCTGGGTACACGTTACAACAATGTCATGATGCTCTAGATCGAGGGCTGTCAAAGCTTCGTGCTAATAAGACTGTCGGCCAGCAATCAATAATCATCATGTCTCCAAACTCAACATCTGACACACCTAACGGACGTGATGAAAAATGGTACGAGCAGTTAACAGCATTGATGCGCGCAAAGGCGAAGCAGTATAAATGCATGTTCTTTGACACTTACGGGATGTGGCAGGATTCTCGCGGTGCGGCCGGTAACTGGCTTGACGACCCATACGGAGATGGGCGAGGCATTCACCCAAACTCAACATTCAGCGCACAGATTCATCGAGAGCTGTTTGAGTATATTTATGGACCGTGCCCGGTTATTAACGGCAGCTCTAACCTTTTCTCTAACAATGGCTCGTCACTTCAGTTTATTGATAGCTCATATCCGCCAAACACATTCCATATGGGTATTTCATGGTGGCGTTCGAATCCAAGTGACTCAACCTGGCCCCTGGATGGAGTTGTTCAGGTTGAGCGATTCGTTGATGGCGTAGTTGTTCAGCGCATATATGGATATACAAGCGAGAGCACAAGAGTATGCTTCACGCGCATTGGTAGATTCACAGAGACAACATGGTCAACATGGCGCGGAAAGCAAACCGATGTCACATCCATACTGCAGAACAGTTGGGTTATTGGTGCATCCAGATCCGGGACATATCAAAAATCGGTAGAAGGGATTGTATCAATAAACTGCGTACTGACAGGCGGAACAACGACTGCGGGAACTGTAATTATGACGCTTCCAGTTGGATACAGGCCTAAGTTTGATATCTCATACATTCCGTGCGGTACAAATACCGCTATCGGCATGATAAACGTTCTTGCGAATGGTCAGGTCACAATTCAGCTTTTCCCGTCAGGTTCTGTGCTGACAATCGTGACATCATTCCCGGCACTTGTTAACTAGCGTTGTTGTTTTCTGAAAACGAGGTATCCTTGTCAGATGCTTCGTTTTCAGACAGTTCTTAAATGAATAAGATATATTCACTTCAGGTGTTCCGTGGACTTGCGGCGGTTATGGTGTTGCTGGCGCACTCTAACATCATGCTCAACAAGAGTCTCTTCTCTGGATCTTTCATTCCTGGTTACATAGGGGTGGATTTCTTCTTTGTGTTGAGCGGATTCATCATCATGCTTACATGCAAGAAGAGCATCGGATCTGGTGAGATTGCTACCTACATCCGTAAGAGAGTGTTAAGGGTATTCCCGCCATACATAATTTATACCGCGCTTGCATTTATTGTGAGCTATGCGTATGAACAATTCACCGGAACCAGGCTGATTTACTGGATTTATATTAACGCTCAAAATTTCCTCCAGAGCATTAGCCTTTATCCGTTTAGTGCCGACAAGACCCGACTGCCGATATTGCCAGTTGCATGGACGCTAACTCATGAGATGCTATTTTACATCCTCTTTGCTGCTTTGTTCTTCATAAAGAATAAGGCTGGAATATTGTTGATAGCCTCTGCCTGGATTGCCATAATCGTTACGGCTCCAGGAATGAAAGCAAGCGGCAGTAATTACCTGTTGGACACGTTCCTAAGCTCACGGAATCTGGAGTTCATAATGGGATGTGTGATGGCATACTTCGCCAGCCATTATGTTAACTGGAAGATTAGCGTAGCTGCGCTCATTTGCGGGCTAGGCATGTTGGCGGTGGCCTGGGGCAATACCTTAAGTGGATATAGCATCACTACGCTGGAGGACTGGGCTGTGTATGGAATCCCGTTTGCTTTGATCATCTTCGGAGCAACAAGGCTTGAACGATTCATCCACAATAAAGAGGGCAAGGTTTTCCGCTTCCTCGTCTACATAGGTGATGCGTCATATTCAATTTACCTTGTGCACTTCATCGTTATTATTGTGTGCAAAAGAACCATTAACGATTTTGGTATGGAATATGGCTATATAGAATTCTGGGTTACATCAGCAATAGCACTTGTTGTCAGTCTTGCGATGTATGAACTCATTGAAGAACCTATGATCCGTTGGTTTAATCGCGTTAAAGCCCATCCATTAACAACATCATGATAAAAGGCGGTTATACCGCCTTATTAATTTCCTTTATCCACGACTCATAGCCAAGTTTTTTAAGATGAACACCATCAGGGAAATAATAGTCTGGTTTGTTATTCTTCCACATGTCTGTAGGCGATTTGATCAGAATGCACTTAGGCGACTTGGAGCAAAGATTTGCTGAGTATTTATTCAGCGTCTCAACGCGATTATTGACTTCAGTGTGCGTGACTTTGTTGGCCGGTAGCATCTGAGCGAAATAGAATCTTTTGCTTCGACCAGCCTCAGAAAACAGCGTGTCAAATCCAGCCTTTACCTGCTCATCATTCCTGCCCATAATCACATCGTTAACCCCGCCCTCAACGATAATCGCCCTGTAATCCTGCACGCGAACGGCCTTCATTCGGTTAGCGATTTCAGCAAGAGTGTAGCCGCCGATCCCCATATTAACCGCCTTAAACTTCAGGCCATCCATGTTCATGCCCTGTACAAGAGAATCACCGAAGAAAAGTACATCATCAGGCCCGGCCTGATTAAGGTGCATTTCAGTGAAGTACCACATTGTTTGTTTGAATGGGTTGGCCTCTTTCGTGGACACCTGGTTATCAGCTGCTGCCGATGAAAATGCAACGAGCGCACCGGCAAAAAAAATTGTACGTAACATCAACACCTCTCCGATTTTTACAACATCATACGATGTAGCGCCCTTGATCTGAACCCTCAATTGATAATACTGTATATGTATACAGTTATTAATCGGAGGTCATCATGGCATTCCCATCCCCGGCAAAAGACTACACAGAGCAGCGCGTAAGCCTGGACGCTAAGTGCATCACAAGCCCAAGCTCAACATACCTTGTCCGGTCAGGCGACACGCACTGGCGAGCTGGCATCATGAGTGGTGCATATCTCGTCGTAGACAGCGGGCAGAAACCGTGTGATGGCTCTATCGTGATAGCGACAGTGCAGGCCGAGTTTCGCGTTCTGCGCTACAAGACGTTACCCAAAGAGCATTTAGAAGACATCGACAATCCAGATCTAAAATTCGTGATGGATAGCAATTTTGAAGATGATGGGGTGTTCGGTGTCGTGACGTGGATTCTGAACGATGCGCGTTCCGGTGAGTTCGATGATGTGCCGGTGATGTGAGGGGAAACTGTGACGGATTTGTGCCAAAGAAATGACACAGGGATGCATATAATGACAAAAATCAGCAAAGCGAAACTTTAGCGACTGGCTTGTGGTGCGGCTTTGGCTGTTGGTTTAGACTGTACGGCTTTTGTAGATCATCAGACTGTTTCTCTGATGCTGGAGGAAATGTGAAATTTGAATTAGATACCACCGACGGTCGCGCACGCCGTGGCCGCCTGGTGTTTGACCGTGGCGTAGTTGAAACGCCTGCTTTTATGCCTGTTGGCACCTACGGCACCGTAAAAGGGATGACGCCGGAAGAAGTTCAGGACACCGGCGCGCAAATCATCCTCGGCAACACCTTCCACCTGTGGCTGCGCCCCGGCCAGGAAATCATGAAGCTGCACGGCGATCTGCACGACTTCATGCAGTGGAAAGGCCCCATTCTGACCGACTCCGGCGGTTTCCAGGTCTTCAGCCTCGGCGACATTCGTAAGATCACC